GGTGGTTCTGGCAGGGGCATCCAGTGTGTCGGGCATACATCCCATTCCCCGTCATACCAGCCGGATTGGATTGGGTCCCAAGACGCAAGGGCCATGATTGGCCAGCCGGATTCGTACCAGAACACGAAGATTTCCGTACCGTCCTTCGGGGCGGTTGTGATCAGCTTCCATTCACTCATTGCTGCCTCCTTTGGTATCCACGACCTTGAGGTCGGCTGTAGATGGGGTGCGGATAGACATGTTGACCTTGCGCATCATGGTGAAGGTCAATTCTTTGGCTGTCTGGTCATTGGTCATGTCAGAGACCCTGACCAGGTAGCAGAAGGCAATAGCGCGTTGGGCCACGAAGTCCTCAAAGGCTGTTGGGTCCAGATCGCTGAGGTCCAGCATTGTGGCGCCGTCATCAATTCCGTCATCATCATCAGACATCACGACCTCCTTTGCTGGCGATAGAAGGCATGGTGCCTGTCATCGCGTAGGACCTTGTTCTCAGCCTCTACCCTGTCCAACTCTCTGGCTAGGGCTATCAATTCTTCAGCCATGCGAAACTCTGTATCCATACCGCTATACGTTATACGGAATAGCGACCTTAGCTCTTCAATGAGCTGTTCTTCTGGGTGTAGACCGCTCACGCATACTGCTCCTCTAATTGTCTCATAGAGATGTGACGGTATTGCAGGATGTGCCCTGCCTGGATCTGAAGCTCGTAGATGCCGTAGGACCAGCCTGTCGTGGCCGTGCCCGCATATTTGGCCACATACCCGTCCGGCATGGATGACCCCAGATTAAGGACCTCAATGGAGTTGTTGACCCCGATCTTGGGAACCTTACGGAATGTGGATCGGTGTGTATGACCGAAGACGATGGAATGTGTCGCGTGGTTGGCAATCTGGTTTTCAGAGTTTTGACCGCCATATGGCCGCCCCATGATATTCATTGGAACGTGGATAAAGCCGACCCCATCAATCATCAGCCACTGCCCGTAGGGGTGGATGCGCCAGCGATACCGAGCCGCCATCTCCTCAAGCTGGGTGTACAGGGTGCCGACCGTTTCCGGGTTCTTGTTCTCAAACCGATTGATTCGGTCTTCGTGATTGCCCGCCGTCATGTCCAACGGGATGTCCAAGTAGCTCATCTCTTTGTAGAAGGCCGCCATGGCCTCTTCACAGCTCTCTAAATCGGTCTTGAAAGAGGGCCGCTGAGCATGGGCATAGGAACCCCGCTCCTCGTGCATGGACACGCTGTCCCATGAAGCAAAGTCACCGATGTGGACGATGCGATCCGGCTTCATTGTAGCGGCATGTTTGCCCATCCACTTGAAGCGTTCTTTGGAAATGTTGGGCTGGTCGTGACTGTCACCGATTGCCATGATCGTCATGGAGGTCTGCTTGCCCATGACAATTCTTGGCTTGGCAGGGATGTTGGAATTTGCGAGTGCCAGCTTTAGGAGACGGTTTTCTTCTTCTAGCGTCTGGGTTTTTTCAATAAGGGGAGAAACTCTCAACGGTTTGTTTTTGAGAATAACAGACCGGAGCGTGCTTTCATTCCTGCCAAGGAAATAAGCAGTTTTGTTAATGCCGCCCATCTTCAAGATGAGAGCTTGTAACTCTGGTGGGCTTAATATCATGATGGGCCTCGCCGCGCCGCATGATGATACTATACACCTAAACTGTGACAACTATTTGATGGCTAAGAACAAACCAATATTGGAAAACGCATATCCTGTATAAATGATTGCCATTGGCGTATTGCCAAGTAGGTACTGATTTATAGCGATATAACCATAAATCAGACCCACAAGGATGATCAGCGGCCCGCTCATAGATCAAACGCCATGATCCATATCACCACCAATATAGCCATAATGATCGGGGTAGCCGCTGCTGCATCAGTCATTCGTAGGCAACCTTGAACGCTAATTTGCGCCCAGTTGGGTTACCCATCTTGGCCCGGCTTTCCCAAAACGCATCCCAGTCTGGGTGGTCCTTTGGCGGGAGACCTGTCTCTGGGTAGAGGGCTTGCCACTTCCGCTCCCACAGGTGCATCTCGTCAAAGTGCCGTTGGAAGTGCTCATCAATCATAAGCGGGGTCCCGCGGTCATTGCGGTTGTTGCTGTTATTTGCCTCGTCATCAAGGACGGCACGGTTTGGATCCCAGATGTCACGCATTGCCGGTCCCCTTTCCTACAACCTCAGCAATGTATTTAGCCGCATTGGCTTCATAGTCCTGTTCAGCAAGGGCCTGTTCTTTAGCCCACTCACAGTCCCAATCTCCGTAAGTGCGGGCTACATCAGGCCGCAGACTGTTTTGCCAATCCCAAATAGCCTTGAAACCAACAATGTTGGTGAACCCAGTGTCCAGCACGGTCACTGGCTGACCAAAACGCTTGAGCTGGTCGGACAGGGTGTCCTGACGCCAGCTAGGTCCTTTCTCTGGCAGGGGCTCCATGGGCACGTGATAAACGATGTCAGTGATCTCGCGAAACCGATCAATCCCACCCCGCCCAAAGTTGGCAAAGTTCAATGCGTCCTGCTGGGCCCAGACATCATGCTCCACCACTTCAAAGTTCCAGCCAACGCCATAGACCGTGGCATAGGGCTTTGGCCATTCTACTGGCAGGAACTGGCTGGCTGATGCGACTGCGGATGCCGAGACAATGCCGCTGATAAAGAAACGTCTGTTAATCATAGCTCTTCTCCCCCAACGCGATGCGGCAAAAGTCTTCCAAATCGCCCGTCTCGTCTTCATCGGCCCAGGCATCAATGATGTAACGGATCGCCGCTTCCAATTCCTTGATCCGCTTAACAGCTTGGAACGGAGCCGTTGATGACATGGGTGGCCGCTGGTCATGTGGGTCCATTGGCTCATAGCGCCATAGAACATTGCCATTGAGTTCCCGCAGTAATGGGTCAGGTTCATGCTGGCTGAACAGATCGCTGTAATCATTCATCGTTGTTTTCCTCCTCTGTTGCGGGTGCTTCCGGCGGTTCTGGCAGATGCATCCAGTGTGTTGGCGCATAATGCAGGACATCTTTTCCGTCATAGTCAAAAGACCAAACGCTGACAGTGCGAGTGACTTTGAAGTCTTCAGCCAAGTCGCTGTAGGTCTCAACTTCCTCAAGGTTTCGCCATGCTTGGCCTACGACATGATTGCCAACGCGATTGACCCAGCTAATTAAAACCGGCTCGTCATAGGGAGCGGTTCCAATGGGCTGCCATGTGTATTTAGCCTTCTCAGCTTGGGCAAAGTCATAAGTATGCTTGGCGGCATCCATAAGGATCTTGGATTCCTCCAAGCTTTCTTCCGCATCGGCATATAGCTTTTCCAGCCTCAAAACTGTTCGGTAAGCCGCAGATGTCCAAGCATTTGGCTGGGCCTGATAAATCATCTTGGCATGTTCAATGTAGCCTTTGAATTTCTCAGTCATATCATTCCCCTATTCGTATTTGCTCCCGTTACCCATAAGCGAATACAGGCTGCCGCTCATATCCGGCACGGGACCCACCGAAGGCATAAACATAATAGCATAAATTGTGCTTGCGTAAACCCTAAACTATGCTAATCTCAACATGCCTTCACGTAGAAGGTTTATTGATGCGCGGAGCGTCACATGCACATAGAACCAGAGATCAAAGTAGCTCTTAAAGAAATTCCGGTCCCGTATGAGATCGTGAAGAAGAAAGATCACTACTTCCTTGAGATCCCTGGCTACCCGCGATTGTGCATAGCCAACAACCATAACCGAACAAAAGCACGAACGGTCCGAATGTCGGTAATTGAAATACGCAAACTCATCAAATCACTGGAAGGGAAATAACATGGATAAGAGAGATACGTTCCTCATTGAATTGCAAACCACATTTGATTCCTACATCAAGTGGGCAGTCAGTGAAGTTTCTTTGTATAGAAAGTTTGCACGGGAAGCATCGGCAGAAGATGGCCTTGAGCAAAGGGACAAATACAACCGCGCAACAAAGAACCCACACCTTGAAGCTTTGATTGCCGTCTCTGCAATTGAGGATGGCGACTTGGCAAATTTAGAAAAGACCATCAAACGCACAGCCGACTGGCTAAAGTCTTATGAGCATAACTATGTCTTCAACAATCAGTCATCTATCAACAAGATCAGGAAAGCCGTTGAGCAGATGAACTCCATCTATCACATCAGCAGGGCTTACCCAGACAATGCGATCAAACGCACCGTTCAGTTGCGTATAGATATTAACGGCACAAAGTGAGGAGAACGAAATGAACGATTACGAAATCATTGATTATGGGTTGTTTGCAACAGGCAACTTTAGCATGGAAGACCGTATTAAAGAGATGGAAATGCGGTCGGAAATTTTTAAAAGCAAGATGATGGCGGAAATAGAAAAAGCGCGGCAACCGACTAAAACCTTGCGCGACGAGTTCGCGATGGCGGCGCTATCGGGGATTGAGTTTAATTATGAAATGTGGGGCGAACCAAAAGAGCGGGCTGAAAGAGCTTACGCACTTGCCGATGCCATGATGGAGGCGCGGAAATGACTTCATCTGTTCAGACAAGAAAGTGGTCAATTCAAGTCAATTATGACGCACAAGATGACAATGGGAAAAAGGTTCGCGCACGATCCGTTTTCCAAACTGAAGCTGAAGATATTGGACAGGCGTATACAAATGCAGAGAAAACATTTGCTGGCAGAATTGATGTGAAGTTTGGGGCAATCGTTCCCGGACATCACATGATTATTCCATGATAGAGGCGCGGAAATGAATAAGTTCTACGCTTACATTCATGCCGTCATCGCATCTTTCATTCTTGGCTTTGAGACGAACCCAAGCTATGGGGCTGCTTTGATGGCATCTCTCGCTTCAATCTTCTTCATGCTGGAGGCGCGGAAATGATTAGCAAAGACAAAACCTACCGCACCCGCGATGGCCGTGAAGTTCGTATCTATGCGACTGATGGGCGGGAACGCTACCCCGTTCATGGGGCTATTGGGCAGGATGGCGGCTGGCAAATTAATAGCTGGACACGGGACGGTCTGCACAGCTTGCGAAGCGAATACAATGATACCTCTGACCTTATTGAAGTGAAGCCCCGCATCAAGCGCACCTTTTGGATGAATGTATATCCAGAAAATGGCATTCGCCCATACGAGGACAAATACGTTGCTGATTCTTGTGAAAGTCTTCGTAACGTAATGGGGATTGAATCTCGTCGCATTGCTTGCGTGAAAGTTGAGATTGACTGCGAAGAGGGGGAAGGGCTGTAATGGCCTACTGCCGCTGGTCCGATTGCGATGTGTATGTCTATCAATCCGAAAGAGGTTGGGAGACGCACGTTGCTGCCAACAAGTTTGCTGAAGGCCCGATTGATCTGCCCCATGCAGGAGAAAATTTCGTAGATGAAACACCGGGGAAATGCGCGACTCGGCTGTTCTATCTGCGAAAGATTGGGTATATGGTTCCGCAATATGCAATAGATGAACTACATGCAGAACAAGATGAAATTGATATTGCTATGATAGGAGAAGGGCTGTGACCCCACAGGACCGAATTGACAATTATGTGCGTGAAACAAAATACCCACGTTCATTGTTTCTGAGCGAAGACGGTCGCATTGTTGGCACTTGGATCATGGGCAATGCCTATGGCGTTAAGTCTGGCTATTATGGCGGCTACCCGCACGGCTATCTGCGCCGGATCAAAGCAATGTTCCCTGAGAAACAGAACGCTCTGCATGTCTTCTCTGGCCGAGTGGATCAGTCTGCATGGCCGGGTGATACGGTTGACCTCAATGCTGACATGGAACCAACCTTTTTAGATGATGCTCAGTCTCTATTGACTGTGCCGCTGGAGAACTACGACATCATTTTGGCTGACCCGCCGTATAGCGTTGAAGATGCCGACCATTATCAACCTTCAATGGTTAAGAGAAATAAGGTGCTGAAGGCGCTGGCCCGTGTTCAGCCGGGAACTCATGTAGTCTGGCTTGATCAAGTGTTGCCGATGTATCGCAAGGATCAGTGGCGCATTGTTGGTGTGATTGGCATGGTCAAATCAACAAACCACCGCTTCCGCGTTATTACTATTTTTGAGAGGGTGTCATGACCGACGATCTTGTGAGGCGGCCCGATGACGAGCAGGACGACCTGACGCTTGTCTATATGTGGGCCTACAAAATGGCTGAGAAGAAATACAAGTCGCGCATTGAGAAACTGGAAGCGGCGCTGCGTTTTGCGGCTGAAGTTATCAGCAGCATTGATTCTTTTGACAGTGACCATCCAGAAGAAGCTTTAGAGTGGATCATGCAAGAAAGCGCCGCACTAGGGGAGAAGAAAGATGTCTGATCTTGTGAAGCGGCTCAATGAAGACTTCTCTGTAAATGCTAGGGAAGACATTCAACATCAGATGAAAGTTTATGAGGCTGAACGTAAAGAAGCCGCCGACCGCATTGAGCAACTGGAAATATATTTAGCAGAGGCACAGAGGTGTTTAGATGTAAAAGACTATGAGGGTGCGATAATTATGTGCCGCGCCGCACTAGGGGAGAAGAAAGATGGATGAATACCCTCTTTTGAAGCGACTCCGCACGATGTCAGCTATTGGTTGGCATCCGATTGGAGATGAAGCCGCAGACCGCATTGAGGAACTAGAAACTGCGCTCAAATTCTATGAATGCGGCTGCAAGCAAGATAGCTGCACACCGGAAGAGCCGAAGTTCCGAAGCATCAAGTGCGGTTGGATTGCTAAGGCCGCACTAAAGGAGAAGAAAGATGCTGACTGAAATCAGCTTTATCAACATGATCCATGTCTTAGACAAAAGGGCTCAAGCTGGGAAGAACTATGGGTTTCGGCAGACTATCTGGGCCGAAATCGTAGATGAGATTGAGTTTCTCAATGAAGTTTTGGCCTATATTGGAAAAGAAGATCCAAATCTTATCTATGATGCTTCAGAAGCCGTTGAGAAAGCCCGAGCCAAATGAAAGAATATATTAACTTTAACGGCCAACTGTTGAAGATTGAGGACGTAGAGCGCGAACTTGAACGTGTAGATTGCCAGAAAAGCCTCTACACGTTCCTCCAAAAAGGCTGGAGATACATTGACTCGTCCGATTTCACTGCTGGTTGGCCGATTGAGGCTGTCGCAGAGCATCTACAAGCTGTCTCAGACGGTCAAATCCGCCGTCTCATCATCAACATCCCGCCTCGCTGCGCAAAATCCTCGCTCACAAGCGTTGCGTTTCCTGCATGGGTCTGGGCCAGAGCCGAAAGTGAGTGGAGTCCGACAGCCGGGCCCGGCGTTCAATTCCTCCACGCCTCCTATGCGCAGCAGCTTTCTCTGCGTGATTCGGTTAAATGCCGCCGTTTGATTGAAAGCCCGTGGTATCAGTCCCTCTGGGGCGAGCGTTTCAAGCTTACAGGCGACCAAAACACTAAAACGAGGTTTGATAATGACCGTAATGGCTCGCGCCTCTCAACGTCCGTTGGGTCTGCACTCACGGGTGAAGGCGGTTCTATCATCGTGGTGGACGATCCGAACGCTGCACAGGAAGCCTACTCGGAGGCCACCATTGCATCTACCATTGAGTGGTGGGACTCGGCTCTCTCCACCCGTCTCAATGACCCCAAGACCGGCGCCTTTGTCATCATTCAGCAGAGACTGAGCGAACAGGACCTCACGGGTTACATCACAAGCAAAGATCAGGGCGAATGGACCCACCTTTGTTTGCCTATGCGCTATGAATGGCAGCGCCACAGCCATACCGTGCTGGGAATTGACCACGAAGGCTATGAATTGGTCTGGGATGACCCCCGTGGATTGGATGATGACGGCGATCCGCTAGTTGAAATCAATGATGATGGCGAGCGTATTCCTGCGTATCCCGAAGCTCAGGTCATTTTGGAGGAGCGTGAAGGAGAATTGCTTTGGCCGGAACGCTTTGGCGAGACCGAAGTGGAGATTTTGGAGCGCCAAATGGGTCCTTGGACCGCTGCTGGCCAGCTTCAACAGCGTCCTGAGCCAAAAGGTGGTGGTGTCATCAAGCGTGAGTGGTGGCAGCCATGGAACTCAAACATTTACCCCATGATGGACCTTGTGGTGGCCTCTTTGGACACCGCTTATACGACTAAAAGCGAAAATGACCCGTCTGCTTTGACGATCTGGGGAGTATTTTCGGGCGATATTGTTGCTCAGAACATGAAACAGGTCGGCGGTGGGGCTGATCGCCGGTTCACGGAGAGCCATCCCCGCGTCATGATGATGTATGCTTGGCAGGGAAGGTATGAATTGCATGATCTGGTGGCGAAAGTCTCTCAGACATGCGCTGAAATGAAAGTGGACAGCCTCCTGATTGAAAATAAGGCTGCTGGTCACTCGGTAGCTCAGGAAATCCGCCGCCTTTACGGTCATGAGAAGTTTGGCGTTCAGCTTGTGGACCCCAAAGGGCAGGACAAGCTGGCTCGGCTCTATTCAGTCCAGCACATTTTTGCAGAAGGTATGATTTATGCGCCCTATATGGCTTGGTCGGAAATGGTTATCACCCAAGTCGGCCAGTTCCCCAAAGGCAAACATGACGATTTGGTGGATACCGTATCTATGGCTATCCGGCATCTGCGCGATATTGGCGTTTTGGTGAGAGGGGCGGAATGGGCAGCCGATGCTGAGGAGCAACTTCAGTTTAGGGGCAATAGCTTCGTCCCGCTTTACCCTATATAATCAGCGCACCTCCCCAAATAAGGTCAGGGAAATGTCTCAGGTTCTTGCTAATGCCGTTGTTGATATACTCAAGCCAGCCACCCCTATCGGGTTGGGAAGCTTTCGCGTGGAGGTCTGGGGTAAAGAGCCTTACGACTATACTCGCGTCTATGAAATTCAAGCCAAATCCGATACACTTGCTGCCCAAGAGGGTATCAGGCGCTTTGTCGCGGAAATGGAAGAGCTGCCAGCCCAAGGGGAATAGACTATGCCGATGACACCGGGACTTGGGTTAAATTTGCGTCAGGATGGTCCGCAGGAGGACCAGCTTCCTGAGTCCGATGTCATGGTTGAGATCGTTGAAGACGGCCCCGACAATGTGAACACAGACGAGGATGGCAACATCCTGCGTATTGAACATCCAGATGGCTCAATCACCGTGTCCTTGGACGGGAAGCCGATCAACGACAATCAAAGCAAAAAGGACCGCACAAGCTGGTTCCGCAATCTTGTTGACGAGATTGATGAGGCCGAACTTTCTCGCATCTCTGGTGATTTGCTGAGGGGCATTGATGACGATCTTCAGTCTCGCAAAGATTGGATTGAAGATCGCGCTCAGGGCATCAAGCTGCTTGGCTTGAAGATTGAAATCCCTGGTCTGCAAGGCGCATCAGACGGCGCCCCGATTGAGGGTATGAGCAAAGTCCGTCACCCGCTTCTTCTGGAAGCTGTGCTGCGTTTCCAAGCCAATGCCCGCTCTGAGCTTTTGCCGACCGATGGGCCGGTTAAAATCCGCAACGACAGCACACGCGCTACACTAACACAGGATCAGCTTGCCAACGCGCTTGAGCAAGACATGAACCACTACCTGACCAGCATTGCGACAGAGTATTATCCTGATACCGACCGCATGTTGCTCATGCTCGGCTTTGGCGGGACAAGCTTCAAGAAAGTTTACTTCTGCCCGCTGCGCAACCGTCCAGTGTCAGAAAGCGTTGATGCTGATGACCTGATCGTCAATAACGCAGCCACCGATCTCTCCAATGCGAAGCGCATTACGCACCGTTCGTACATGCGCCCGTCAACCGTTAAGCGTCTGCAAATTCTGGGCGTTTATCGCGACATTGCGTTGTCTGCTCCGGGCTTCATCAACCTTGATAGCGTGCAGCGCGAGAAGGCTTCGCAACAGGGTATTGATACAAGTTCATTCAATCCCGATGATCGTGATCGCGAGATTTACGAGTGCTATTGCGAATTGAATATTCGCGGCTTTGAACACACTTGGAAGGGCAAAGATACGGGTCTGGAAATTCCGTATCGTGTAACCATTGACGTTTCGTCAAAAGAAATCCTGTCCATTGTTCGCAACTATGATGAGTCAACGGAAGAACTTCCAGAAGCCCGTCAGAACTTCGTCAAGTACACCTTTGTCCCTGGGATGGGCTTCTATGATATTGGACTTCTGCACATTCTGGGCAACACAACTAACGCTATTACTGCTGCGTGGCGCGAGTTGCTTGATGCGGGCATGTATAACAATTTCCCCGGCTTCCTTATGGCCGACACTGGAGCGCGTCAGAATACAAATATCTTTCGCGTCCCTCCTGGCGGAGGCGCGCTTGTTAAAAC